GTTCATTGAAGAATTACATAAAAATAACGTCTGCAACACGTTATAATGCAGTTGTCAGTACTCGCATCCGCTCTCATAAGCTGACTTCTGCGCTTAAACGTCTGAATCATGGCCTCGCACTCCGTTGTTCAGACGTTTGTTTTTTTTGATAAAAATCTTATCATTTTATTTTTGTATATGATAAATATTTGTTATATTTGCACAACGATTCGAACCTAAGTGGTTCAAATGTACAAATATTGATATATGACAAAAGAAAAAGTGAATTATCTGGGAGACTACTACCAGTCTCTGCCCGAAGCCGTCTATCCGAAGACGGAGTTCATCAACAAGGTTGCGCTGAAATGCAACGTGTCTGCCGCTACGGTGAGAAACTGGGTGTGCGGTATGAAGCCGAGAAACAAGAAGCATATTGATATTCTGTCAGAGATGACGGGTATTCCTGCTGACAAGTTGTTCGTATGAAAGAGGATGTTCTGATGATTACCCTCAACGGCATCACGTTTTCCCAAAGGGAAGCCGAGAAGATTGTGGGAGGTCGGGCGCGTCTCACTCGTCTTGTCGGGGAAGGCCGAATCCGTATGGAGAAAAGGGCCAATCGTCAGAACGGCAAGTGGTATTGTAACGCATTTGATTGTGTGATTTACGCTCAATGAGCATATTTAATAACTTAATTCAAAAGAGCAATGACTACGTTGTTTAAGAATCCGAGCGAACTGAAGTTCAATCGGAACGTGAGAGTGTTGATTTACGGCTCTCCGGGTATCGGCAAATCTACTTTGGCTTTGTCCGCACCCAAGCCCGTGTTGTTTGACTTCGATGGTGGAGTGCATCGTGTCAATGGAGCGCATCTGTGTCCTACCTTGCAGGTGGAGAGTTACGACCAAGTGCTTGAAGCCTTGAATGAGGACTTGTCCCAGTTTGAGACTATCATCATTGATACCGCAGGTAAGATGTTGGATTATATGACGGAATATATCATCCGTAAGAATCCGAAGGCTGCCAACTATGACGGTTCTTTGACTTTGAAGGGCTACGGAACGAGAAAGGTTATGTTCATCGACTTCCTGAACAAAGTGAGTATGATGAACAAGCATATCGTCTTTGTAGCCCACGAGAGGGAGGACAAGAACGGTGACGTGAAATTTGTGCGCCCGGAGATTGGCGGCTCGTCAGCAGGCGACCTCATCAAGGAGCTTGATTTGGTCGGTTATGTCAAGGCAGTAGGCAGGGACAGGACTATCTTCTGGAATCCGCAGGAAGAGTTCTATGCCAAGAACTCATGTAACCTGCCCGACGCTCATAAGATACCTATCATCATTGACGAGAAGGGAAACGTAACCGGAAAGAACGAGTTTCTGACTAACGTCTTTAATTCAAGAAGCGAGTATATGTCCCAGCAGGAGGACTGCCGTAAAAAGTATGACAACCTCGTAGCGGAGTGTGAGGATTTGGTCAATGGTGTCAAGGATGTTGATACCGCCAACTCCGTAAGGGATAAGCTTGCCTCTATGACACATATATGGGACAGTAAGCTCCGTTGTGGTTTATTACTCAACAATAAGTGCGCTTCATTGGGTCTGAGGTACAACAAAGCCACAGAGAAGTATGAACAGGCAAGTTGACTATAAGATATATCCTTCTTTGTTAGACAGCTACCAAAGGTATCTCAATGCTGATGTTGAGGGCCTTTGGTGGCAGGATGACAAAGGTTGGTGGCACAAGAATTATGACGAGTCAACAGGAGAGTATCATTACACGCCGGAAGAGGCTGAGAATGTGATCCTGCAGGATTTGCTTAATTCTATCAACCGAGTGCCGTTCACGTCAGAGGCTGCCTCGAAAGGTACTGCCTTCAACAAGGCCATTGACGATTATATCAGTGGCCTGTATGAGATAAATGACACAGATACTATGATTGAGGCAGAGGCAGATGGAATGACGTTTGCCTTCAATCCCCAACTCATAAAGAGTATCGGTGACCGATTCAGAGGTGCGTTGTCACAGGTGTTCACGAAGGCTACTATAGACACCTGTTATGGTGCTGTCGAGTTGTACGGATATATCGATGAGCTTTTGAGGGATAAGGTCTATGACCTTAAGACCACGTCATCGTATTCATTTGGCAAGTATGAAGACCATTGGCAGAGACACGTCTATCCCTATTGTTTGGTAAAGAGTGGTGTATGTACGGATATCAGTTCGTTTGAGTACACTGTCATCCAACTGAACAAGGGACAGGTAATCACAGGTCGGGAGTATCGAGAGGAATATACGTTCAACTTCGAGCAGAGCGAGAGGATGATTCGTGAGTTCCTTGAGAGGTTCATCGAGTTCTTGAATAATCACAGAGAAGATATTGTAGTAACAAAACTATTCGGAAATGAGTGAGAATGTAAGATGTAACATAGACCTTCTCAAGTTCGAGAATGCCTGTGTAGCGAAAATCCACGATGTGGAGTGTGTGGTTATCCCTATCAAGAGGAATGACCTGTATGTGTCCTTGGACTACAACTTCAAGCCCAAAGGCGTGTATTTCAATGTCGATGTCCTCGCAAGGCAGGAGATTGGCGAGTATGGCGATTCCCATTACATCAAGCAGAACTTGAGTAAGGAGTTCCGCGAGTCAACCGACTTCCAAGGCGATTACAAGAACAAGCGTCAGTCTGTGTTCTTCGGCAATGGAAAGCCGTTGGTGTTTGAGAAGAAATCTCTTGAACAGGCCAACATACCGAGTGTTGAGGTACAGGAAGGTAACGATGATATGCCGTTCTAATGCTTTTTGACCTTTCAAATCCGTTTCAGCTTCAGGACTACAAGGAGTATGTCAACAAGCTATACAAGCAGGGTGCCGTTGTGAGGGTTGAGAAAGTCAACCACAAACGGACACTCAATCAGAACTCGTATCTGCATTTCTGTCTGAGTTACTTCGCTTGTGAGTATGGCTGTTCCGTTGACGAGGCGAAGATTGACTACTTTAAGAGGTTGGTCAACCGGGATTTGTTCGTCACAAAATACACCAACAAATTCGGAGTGGAGATTGAGAGGTTGAGAAGTACCGCAGACTTGGATAAGGAAGAGATGAGAGTGGCTATTGACCGCTTCAAGAATTGGGCAGCGAAGTATGTCTATATCCCGGATGCGGATGAGAATAAAGCCATTGTTTATGCACAACAGAAAATTGAAAAAGTAAAAAACTACTTATGATTCCTTGGTACACGAAGAAGAAAAAGAAACCCACAGATGGTAAACCCAAAGTCACGAAACGAGTGAAGTTGGAGGATAAGGACAAGACTGAACTTATTAAGGTCTTGGACAAGTATTTCTCATTATATATCCGTCTGAGGGACACAATGCCCAATGGCTATTGTCGGTGCATTTCGTGTGGACAGATAAAACCTTTCGAGCAAATGGACTGCGGACATTATTTCTCAAGGCGAC